TTGCAGAGTACTTACACAGCATTCATATGCCTCAAAAGTACCGCCATCATTTAATACTCTATTTTTAAATGCAGTAACTGTATCATTTACTAAAGAGGTACTTTTTAGCTGTATCCTAACCATTGATAGGGTCTTGTTGTGCTAACCTAATAGTCACTGATTGCTTAATAAGATTCTTGTTTCTTTGTCTAAAGACTTCAAAGTTAGTAGCCTCAACTACACAGGCACAATAATAATTATCTGTATAGTAATAGACTTGAGGGGATGTGAGTAGCTCTTGAAATCTTTTGCCATCATTCTCATTCATCCAATTAGTATTAAGATCAAAGGTCTTAGTGACATTAGTATTATAAGTTCTGAATCCTGTTTGTAATGGGACACCTACCCATTCACCACTTACTACCTGCCCATCTATATGCTGATTATACTGCTCTCTTGTTACCTGACCTTTCTCATAAGTCTTAAGCTGAAACGCAAAAGATTGCCATGATCCCATCCTATCTAAGTAGATAAGTTGATCATCATTAATGGTACATCTATTGTCATAAGTAAACAGATAATCCTCAGAAATAAATCCTAATGAATTACTTATTTGAACATAATAATCTTCAGTCACTAAAGCTGTAGGACCTACTGAAAATGTATGTATGCCATCAGCTGGTACATTTACTAAATAATCATCTATGAAGGTATTACTCATGTCGTAATAAGCCACAGTATATATATCTTGATAAGCTCTAAGATTCAGATAAAAAAATGAACCTAGAAATGTAGATGCAGGTACATTATAAACTAAAGAGGTTAATAGATTGCCATCAACAGATACACCATAAAAATCATTATAAGGGAATGGTGTATTATCACTGCTATTTATAAAGTTATTGTAAGCTCCATTAAATACCTCTCGGTCTACTATAGCCTCATCATCTAATACTATTGTCTTTCTTAAATCAGCATAGGTAACAGTACCATTTATAGTGACATCAGTTACATCAGCATATAGAGCATTAATAGTAAAGTCATTAGCAGTAGCAGATAGTACCGTATGCAATCCCTCTACTCCAGGATTAGCTACTCCCAAATCATCCTGAGTAATACTAATCTGATCACCTTGCACAAAGCCATGAGCTGTGAATGATATCTGAACATTGCCACCATTATCTGCTAGTGATGTCCCATAGTTTATGTTATCTATATACTCATAGCCTAAGTCTATATCATACTGATACCATGAGTTGGTAGCTTGTGCTGAATCTAATCCAAATGCAGATGTATCAAATCCTACCTTTGACTGCATGAGCTTACTGATATCCTGCTCTCCATAACCTGTGCCGAATACAGGTAAGGTCTTATATTGAGCAACTACATTAGCAGGGATGTGAGAACCTGTAGCAGGATAGATGGTGAAGATATATCTAAAGCCAGGCTCATTCTTATCAGCATTATCTATGATATACTTTATAGGATTGTAAGCAGGCATGAATACCTGAGGTTGTGCTATAATAGTAGTTGCCATTTTTTCTTAATTATGTCCTAAAAAACCATGTTTAGGATTGTTTACTTCTATTGAGTTACTTCCAAAGTCTATATCTTGCTCACACATCACATCGTAATGGTAGCCACTTGCATAGATAGGAGCAGTAAGCTCGTTACCTTCTTCATCATAAGTAGCATCAGTAGTGATAATCTTACCAAGTTCAACTACTGCATGGATACCTGTAGCATATGTTAGACCTTCTTCAGTCACTACATAAACGCCCTTTGCTTTAAGGTTTTTTTCAGCAGCTGCTTTAGTTGTGTATTTGAGTTTGTAAATGTTCATATTATGGGGTTGTTAAAGATATACATTGGTCATTATCTAATGCAGTTTGATAAAGTTGAAATGAATTAATAGTATCATTTAATTGTTCTGAATTACCATTACTCATTCCTAATTTAATATTATCAATAGCAGCACCAAAAGTAAAAGTAGGAGTTTCGGTAAAAGATAGAGCTCCATTTATATATAATTTTATACTTCCACTAATATATCTATAAGCTATTTTATAATTCCCATTTGCTAAAACTGCACTTGATTGGCTTGTTATTCCTGAAGAAGTAGTTGCAGTTAAAATAATACGAATAGCTCCACCTGATAATCTTCTTATAGCAATACTATTAGTATTTGCTGTATTATTAATAACTAAAATATATTTATCTACTCCTACATTGGTAAAATTCAAATCCATAAATATAGTCCCTTCTGTCTGCCCTATCAAACTACTTACACCTGTCTTGCTAATCACATCAGCATTCCGAGTTATTTCAGCTATTGTTGTTGGAATGTAGGATGTGGAGTTTGCAGCAAGTTCTAATTGAAATCCCCATACAGTTCTAACTGAACCAATACCTGTATTTGTGGTTGTGCCGTTTGTTGAAATTGTACCATAGTACAAATATGATAATGAAGTATTTGAGCCATTATCAGTTGTTGTTGCTGATATTCTCCAATAAGTACCATAATCTTCAACTTTTGTAGTACCTGTCAAAATGCTATCAGATGATATTACTGCAGTACCTGTAACAGCATTGACAATCACTCTAAGTGTTTTAGTAGTTACTCCTGTAAAAACATAAGCAAATCCACCAAAATTAGTCTCACTTGTTTCTTTTTTTACAAAGACTGAAGTTGTTACTGTTGAATTTGCAGTAACAGCAATAATTTGAGATATTGTTTTAAAACTTATCAATGCATCAGATGATTGTATTCCATCAGCAGTTGTAGTTCCATCAGGAGCAAGTGCTATGTTTGTAGTTATTGTTGGAACAGCTATTGATTTTGCCCAAAGTGCAGAAGATATATCTTGTGATTGAAATAATTTATTAGTCCTTGCAGGCTCAACCAATATACTTGGACAGCCACCACCTGTATAGTCTAAACGTGGGACATTGATAGCCACACTCTCAATTATCCCTGCACTATTTACCCTTGTAGCTGTTGTTGCTCTTACAACAGTCATATCACCTAAGCCACTGGTAGGCTTAATGCTGTACAGCTTTCCCGTTGTTACTCCGCCTTTATAACCGTTTGGCGTTAGTACTAAACTCGCATCATCAAATAAACTCATATCTTAAAAATTAATAGATTGTAATAAACAACTGAAAGCCTCGAATGTACCACCATCAGCTGTAACTCTAGCTTGAAATGCACCTGCTATGTTTGTGATATCTTCCCATGCTTCCATCCAATTTGCATTGATAGTAGTTGTACCTCCTAATGCAAGTACTATATCCTTGAGATAGTCAGTAGATGTAGCAGGATCACCTCCTACTGCAGTTAGTATATCTTTCATCAAATCAGTAGAGGTAGCTAAGTTCACTCCATAGAATTGAGCTATCCCACTAAGGTAGCCACCATTGACAATACCTACTCCCAGATTATCTGCTATTTCTTTTAATGTATCACTCATAACTATATTATATTAAGATAGGTTTTTGTTTAGAACGCATAGTATGAGTCATCGGTATAATACTCCTGTCTGATGTAAGTGGTAGCATATCGGATAGCATCCATAGCATCATCATATAATTTAACAGGTTCATCCATGATCTGATCACCTATCTTCTTCCACTTATAATTCTCATACTCTTTCATTATCTGCTTATCCTCCTGACAAAATACTCCGAAGGTCTTGATGTTATCTATGCCTTTCTTCACTACCTTGTTAGCATTATGCACATCATACCCTGCAGTATTCATCTCTGCAATTATCTCAGGTCTTGAGTAGTCAGCCATGATCTCTATGTGCTTATCCACATTCAAGGCATCCATTCTCTCTATCAGCTGAGTAGTGGTGAGGTAGCTCTCATAGATAATCTTTTCAATGAAGATATCATTGTCACAGTAGTATACTCTCACTAGAGCTGTAGGGTGGTTATATCCAAAGTCTAAGCCCATTACATACTTTACAAACTTAACAGGTCTGTGAGCTATGAAAGTCCAATTAGAGTAGATGTTACTCTTACTGATAGCTTTCTCCCCTAGAGCATAGATCTGATACATTGCCTCATCAGTTCTCTTCAAGTCCTCTATCTGCTTCTTGATGCTATCAGGTAGGAATGGATTATCCCTGTAGGTAGATTTGATTAGGATGCTCTCCTCAGTTGGTAGGTCATAGAGCCAGGATGATGACTCAGAGGGATTGTAGTCAAATATTAGCTTATCCTCAGTTCTCATGTTCAACTGAGTAAAGTCATCATAGAATAACTCATTAGCCTCATTACACCATGCCACATCCCTCTTCCTACCCCTTATCTTCTGCTCATCATCTACACTAAAGAACTCCACTATAGATCCATTAGGGAATGAGTAGATATGTTCTGACTTGTTATGATTGCTTACCTCATAGATGTCCATGCTCTTCATGATCTCTAGAAAGTCCCTCATGACTGTAGCTCTCAGTGCAGGGAATGTCTTACGAATGATTGAGACTACCTTATTCTTATTCTGATAGCAGTAGACTATTAGCATCTGACAAAGAGAATAGGTCTTAGAGCTTCTACTGCCTCCCTCATTGATAATGAATCTCAGTGCAGGATCTGTGAGAGCTGCATAGTTCTTTTGGAATATAACGGTACTATCTATCTCCATTGGCATAAGCATAAGCATAGGCTAGCATCTCCATCTGCCTAGCATTACTGATAATCGCTAACCTGTTTATCTTTACAGCTACCCCTTTCTTAGAATAGATGTAAGCCTCAACAGCTTGGCACATTATTTCAATCCTTTCCACTAGTGATGATGTTCACCTTAATCTCAGAGATGTCCTTACCATTGGTAGTGATGTCTGATTTCTCAGTTAGGTTGTTTAGTCTCTGAGTGATGGATGGATTGTATTGACCAACCATGCCACCATTAATTTGGTCTTGGCGGATCTCTTTTCTTATATGCGTACAGACAACCTTATAATCTGAATATCTATCTCCAGCATTATCAAAATAGTTATGAATATCACCATACTCTTTGAAAGCCCATACCTCAAAACCATCTAATGTCAAAGGTACTTCTAAAGGTATAGCTACTATCTCTCCTGTCTTATTAGATAAGCTGTAAGAATGTCTAGGATTGTCTTTAACTTTCTTTTTATATATACCCCAAATCTCCATCATTTGCTCAGGGGATTCTAATGTTCTCGGTCTACCTGCCATTATCCTTGTCTTGTATAAGTTTTCTTATAATTCTTACTTGATTTCAGCTTAGAGCTCTTACTCTTAGCATGAACACCTGGTCTCTTTACCTTAGGCTTTCTAGCGAATGATATGCTACTCTGCTTCTGTGCCATCTTCTTCAGTTACTACAGGCTCAGGTATTGGTCCTTTGACTGCTTTATACTTTACTACCTTAAGCTCAGATACTGTAGGCTCTTCAAACATATAGCCTAGACCTATAGATACAAAGTAATCATATCTATTAGCATCTAAAGTAATCCTGTTACCCTTGTGGGAGATCTTAGCTCCAATGTATTCATCTTTAATTTTCATCTCTTAGGTTTTTTAAATCGGTTTTAATCTCTTGTATCCAATAATGAGCTGATGTAACAGGTATCTTAAAGTATTCTGCCATTGCTCTAGCTGTACTGTATCCTTTATCAAAATAAGTCTGAAATACTATCAGCTTAATCCTATCTGTAATCCTCCCTCTATAAGTCTCTATCACTGCCATATTATCCTGATATCGTATATCCTCTCGTATCTTATCGTATAAATCCGTATCATCATCCATCACTAACGGCATGGTACTATCTGTAGCTGTCACTCTCTCTTGCCTATTAGTTAGTGATGTAGACCATAGAATCTGCATCTTAATAGTATTGAGTAGATATGCTTTGACCTTACCTGGATCAGTTACCTCTATATCTATATTACATAAATAAATAAAAGAGTTATTTATTACAGCATCAGCTGAAATAGTAGACTTCATTCTTACTAGAAAATAGTTAGTATATTTCCTTATCTCTTTGTAGTGAGCTGATATGTAGTTGTCAAGTATAGGTCTCATACCATTGCTTGAAATCCTTAAGCCATATCTTTCTCCTCACACTACTGCAGAAGCATTCTTTGTCAATAGTCCCTGTTAGTCTTACCTTAATAGGTTTGAGTTTTATTAGATTAATCTTATAGGATTGCTCTTTCTCAGGTAGACTGAAAACATATTCTATTATTACTTGCTCAGCTTCTGTAAACATTCCTGTAGTATAAACGACAATAGAGCTACAATAGTTGCCTGAACAAAAGACCAGGTACAGATTAATGTTAGCCAAAAAGATACGCATTTGATACAGCTAGCAGAGGAATGTAGATAGATTGCTAGATTGCTATACCTAATTTTTCTAAAGATTGAGTCAATCAGTAGCTGTAATGGCTCAAAGTTTACTATAAACCATGATACTGCAATGTATGTTAATATGTTCATACGCAAAAATAACAAAGGCAGCCATAAGACTGCCATAAAGTTATTGATTATTAAGATAATTTTTCCACCATTTGAGATAGAACTGCTCATTGACAGCCTTTCCATTGGTGAATCTCCAAATGGAGCAGTAAGAGACTCCGATATCCTCAGCATAATGACTGAGCTTGTATCTTTGGGTGAGCTTAGACTTGGTCTCTTTAATCATAAAGTCCTTAAGGCTCTCACCTTTAGAAAGGGAGATCATCACCAGGTTGATCAGGTACATGAGCAGGAGCTACTGCAGCTGCAGTTAATAGATCTATCTTCCATAGTTCTAAAGAGTTAAAGTGTTTATCCTGCCATTCTCTACCTCTCAGATTGAATGATGCCTCCACCTCTTCACCTACTCTACAGCCATCTAGTAGAGCTGTCTTATCTCCTGTAGCTTGCAAGCTGATGTGTTGGGGATATTTACCATCCTCTACGGTTATTACTATCTCTCTCTTAGAGAACTTCTCAGTCACCTGTACGGTATCACCTATCACTTTGATAAGTCCTTTCACTTTGTAATCATTCATACTATTGTTTTTATTAAATTATACATACCTAGTATTATCAATCCATACACTACTATAGCCAGGATCATTGCCATTGTTTTCTCTTTCATATGCCCTATATTTTTGGGTTTTATAACTAATTTAAAGTATTAAAACCTATTATTTTGTGTTGTTATATCTTCACATTGTTTTCGCTTATAAAATAGTTTAGCTTCTCTCTTACTGCATACATTTCTTCTTTATCATTGTACTTGTACTCACTCCTAAGCCATTGGTCCATCTCAGATAGTGCCATGTAATAGTTGAATCCATTGTTTGCAAAGTCAAAACGTTCTTGATCCTCAGGTAGATTAAATTCTAGTGTGGCTTTCATACTACTTATTATTAAGTCTATTAATATATGTAACATAATACTCAGTACAGTCATGCAACCGTACCTTTATCTCCTCCTCAAGCTCCAGGTCTCTAGTAAATAGTAGAGTAGTGATTCTCTTCTCAGGAGCTATGTGATCTACCTGATGCAGTGACAAGTTCTCCCATTCATTCAATAGAGATGGATGAGTACTCACCATACAATAGACTAGACTAGCATAGTTCTTATCATATAACATCATGTAAGCTCTCAACTGCCACTCATAATCTTTATTTATACCCTCTTCTAAGGTAGCAGGGAACGTTTCTAATGACCATGATGTCTTAATGTCTACTATTTGGTCATCTAGAACTATATCAGCCTCTCCTGTGAGCCATTCGTTATTCAGCCTCTCAGTGTTCTTAGAGTAGTTGCTGAACATTACAGAGTTGAATAGATCAATAGAATCATTCTCCTGTAGATTACCCTTATTGATATACTTGTTATTCAGCTCTACATTATAACCGTAGAAATCCTGCTTAGCTACAGCTCTAATGTAGCTCTTAGTAGTTTCAGATAGCACCTCAGACTTAGTTCGAGATGCTGTCATTAGTTTTCCGAGTGAAGATGGATGCCATTTCATAATAACATAAGTGCTTTATTCTGTAAATCAGTTAATGCAAAACCATCCTTAAGCTGAGGGATTGTATACTTACCATTCTGAATAGCCACAAGTGCCTCCTCAAATCTTTGAGTAGTGATTGCAGGCTTAGCTGCCTTAACAGGTACACTTGCTAGATTAGCATCGTCATCTACTGACTGCAGGCATAAGATACTGCTCAGAGTATATCTACGATAGTAAGTAACTGCAGATCCTACTTGCTGAGGATTAAGTCCTGCAGGTAGTTCCATACATGACTCAATAGACTCATTAGAATGTATGCAGATTATCTGAGTACATACTGAATTGCCTTGAATAGGCTGTAATAATAGTAGACCATTCTCTAATAAGATAGGCTCTACTGCCTCAGTGATGGCATTGATGTCACTGTATGACTTTTTAAAGTGGGGATTGGTAGCATTCTTAGCTACTTTGCCGATTGACTGCTTAGCTTTATGTAGCTTTTGGTGCAGGGTTAGTACAGGTGCTGGTACTACAGCTTTTGTTTTTGTTTCCATAATATAGTTTTAAATTATTTCTGTAAAGATAGTTAATTATTTTATATCTGCAATACTTTTATAATAAAAAAGTATAAAATTTTACTTCTTTTTTTGGTATATCAATAAAATCTTCAGTAAATTGATAAGATTTTCCATTAGCACATACTTGATTTATTATTGTGTTATTGTATT